GCATTTGATAAGGCTTGCCCGCACGATCTGCTTTCTTCATGAAGATATCAAGCTCAGACTGCTTGACCCGCATTCGCAGGTCACCATCGAGCGTGCTATTGTCTTCGGACATGGTTGTGTTTCCTCGTTAATGTTTAACCACGACTCAAATTCTAGTATCACATTGTGGATAATGTCAACGTTTTTGTTTGACTTTGTTTCACTTCTTTATTAATCTTTCACTGACAGTATGACCTCAATGCATTAGAGTTAGAGGTCTCACCGTACAAAATGTACACCTCATAATTATAGAGACAGACCCTCATTATGGTGACAAATAGTGAATTCTTAATGGCTTTATTTGGTGCGGACGCACCATGGGTACATGTAACAGACTTCTCCTATGACCCAGGAAATATCCCGAAAGACAAGCACTTAATCGCATGGAAAGGTGACTACTTCAGCCGGTATCAGATGCATCCTGGCACCAATCAGTACTTCACTATCAGTAACTTCTACGCAGATGAAGAGGGACAGGCTCGTCGGCGCAAGGCGTTGTTCAGGCACACCCCGGTGATTGTACTGGATGATGTAAAAGAGAAGCTGTCCATGGAGGAGGTAAGCAAACTTCCTCGCCCGGCATGGATACTTGAGACTTCCAAAGGCTCTGAGCAGTGGGGTTATATTCTCGATAAACCTTGTACTGAGCGTGCCAGAGTAGAGAATCTGCTTGATGGTCTGGTAGCTAATGGTCTCGCGCCAGAGGGGAAAGATCCAGGCATGAAAGGGGTCACCCGTTATGTCCGGCTGCCGGAAGGTTACAACAGCAAGGCATCTAAACTTGATATGGGGTTGCCATTTAAGTGCAAGATGTTGTTGTGGGAGCCCTTCAACCGAGTCACCATTGAGCAGTTGGCAGCACCGTTTGTAGTTGATCTCGATGCACCAAGGCGTGAGCAACGGATTGATGGTGCTGCGGCGGTAGACGATCATCCTTTGGTGAACATTCCAGATATCATTCATATTAAAGAGGTACGCAGTGATGGGAGGTTCGATATCACATGTCCGTGGGTACATGAACATACTGAAGCAGAGGACTCAGGTTCTGCCGTTTTCACTAACGCAGATGGCTCGATTGGCTTCAAATGTCATCATGGTTCCTGCCAGGGGCGTACCGGGAAAGAACTACTTCATTATATTGAAGGACGGTCACCCGGCTTTGGCAATACGCTAAAAAACTGGCAAATAATGCGAGAGTTCTCCGGGGTAACAACAGCATCGGCACCACAGCAACCTTCTCCTGTACCTGTCAGCTTTCTTGAACCAGCACCAGTCGCTCAACCTATCCCACCAGCGCCGACAACCATACCCAGCTCTATTCAGATGTTGTGCGATGCGCTGAGGCGTGAGCACCCCAGTAGTGCTGAAGCCCGGGAGCTGGCTTCAAATATTCTCAAATTCACCGACGACCTGCCGAAGCTAGACCAGCTGGAGTACCACAATACAGTTTGTGATCTGATGAGGTGGAACAAGAGCGATTTCAAAGACATCCTGAAAGACTTACGCAAGCAGTGGTATGGTGAAAAAATCAATGATGCAGAGTTCTATAATGATTTAGTTTATGTCAAAGAACAAAATCAATTTTATGAATGGAGGACTCGCATCTTTTACAGTGCTGAAGCGTTTCAAAACAGCTTCTCACACGAGGATGCTGAAGCCAGAAAAGTTGCTCTGCAGGAGGGTCGAGTAAAGAAGGTAGATCGACTCGATTACGCACCAAAAAAACCACAAATATTCACTGAAAATAATATCCTTTACGCTAATACGTGGACAGAAAACAGCCAGGACTATGGTGTTAAAGGGGATGTCGAGCGGTGGCGCGGACACTTTGAAGCGCTCGGGTGGGAGAAATACACCAAGAAGATTGAGCAGTTCATGGCATTTACCCTGCGTCACCCGGACCAGAAGATCAATCACATGCTTCTATTTGGTAGCGGTGAAGGTGCCGGAAAAGATTTCATGTTATATCCACTTAGTCAGGCGATGGGTGAGAATTATACCGTTATCAGCGGTGAGGAATTGCTGCGAGATTTTGACGAACATCTTCTGTCTACCAAGTATCTACATATCAATGAAACTGAGCTTGGTGATAGGCGTGAAGCGGTAGCAGTCAGTAATCGACTCAAGCCACTGGCAGCTGCGCCACCGGATACGCTCCGGGTAAATCAAAAGAATGTGAAACCAGTAAAGATTAGGAATCTTGTCAGTGCGACAATGACAACCAATAGCATGATGCCTATTCGATTAAACGGACCATCCAGACGTTTCCTTGCATTATGGTCTGATTTAAACCCCAGGGATGAATACGACAATATGCGCCCTGAATGGAAAGAGTACTGGAACGACCGCTGGAACTGGATGAAGGGTGAAGAACAGTTTGCAGGACAAGTGCCAGGGTGGAGAAATGTTGCATATCACTTAATGTATGAAGTTGATCTTAGTGACTTCAATCCTTCCGAAGCACCGCCTATGACTCAGTTCCTGCGTGACATTAAAGAGATATCTAAATCACCAATGGAACAGACACTTGACGCATTCATTAAGAAAAGACTTGGTGCATTCCGGTGTGATCTGGTTACTGCTAGTGATATGGCAGAAACATTGAAAGCGGGGAATGTCTTCGCACCGGGTGATATGTATACCGATGGTAAATACTTCACACCGACTAAGATCGGGATGATGATGCATCAGATGGGGAGGTTTAGAAAGATAAAAACATATCGATTAGGATCACTGGTGATGTTATGGGTACTGCGTAATCCTGATCGATATCTGTCTATGGATAGTAAAGAGCTATGGAAAGAATACAACGAGCAGGTGAATCAAGCTCGTGGTGAGCTTAATAAATTGAGGGTAGTGAAATGAAAATTGAACTGATTACAGGTGGTAAAATGCCGCAACGCATGACCAAAGGTGCTGTTGGTTTTGATGTGTTTGCGCGGAAGGTTGATATTCATGAAACGGGATTTGAATCAACTATCCATCTCGGTTTCAAGATTGATTGCAACTTTGAAACCATGTTCACCGGTAGGCGGGATAAAGACGCTGCATTGATGAACTTTGCCGCGATGCTTTTACCACGTAGCGGCTGGGGCACAAGGTACGGATTCAGATTGTTAAACACCACTGGTATCATCGACTCTGATTATCGTGGTGAGGTGATCATGAAGGTGGCGTTTAATGAGTGTCCGCCTAAATTGTTGGAGTTTGCTAACTCTGATTGCAATGGGTGTTTTAATCTTCAAAGAAATTTTGAAGGTTGCCCTGCGGCTGAAGCTTGTCAACCTATGAAACAACCACGAGTCGGCCAGATGCTCATCGTACCCTGTTACGTTGGTGAACTGCAGCAGGTTGATTCCCTGGATAAGACTGAGCGCGGTGAAGGTGGGTTTGGGAGTACTGATAAATGAAATATCTAAGAGCAATTAAAATCGCGGTGTTTAATGGATGGGGTGATATAATCATTAATGACAATATATATGGAAATGGATTTATAATATTCGCTTATGGATTAAAACTGATTGTATGGTATTTTATTGCATACATATTACGAATTTTTTTGGCATTGTTTGCACCATTGTCTGCATTCATTGTACTAGAGATTCATCGTAGAAATGAGGCACATAGAGAGCGCTGCGAGAGTTTAGCAAATAAAGACTTATAAAATGTTAATAAGTTAGATTAATTACCCCAGGGAAGGGATCTGATTAACAAACAACCCCATCTTCACACGTCTACTGTGACGTTCATTGAACAGCTTAAAAACCCCGTCTTGCTCTATTACCCGGCCTTCATTGCGAAGGCGGGACAGGGAGGTTCTGACGACTTCCTCACTCAATCCTGATTCATAAACAAGCGTGTCCAGGCGCATAGGCCCGGACTCTTTGAAACATTTGATGAGGGTCTCTGTTGGAGTCACCACTCAACCCTCCACACTACCACAGTCGATGAGCCGATAGCGTCTGCCAGTAGGTCTCTACCATGCTCTGCCATGGTGTTGTTATGACCATCTGCAATCTCTTTTACCACGCCTATTGTCATCATCATCCAGAACGCCTGTGTCTCAGTGTAACCAAGTGCGCGGATACTGTTAGCACCGATGGCTGATACACTCATGTGCAGCTGCTTGTCATGCTGGTGAAAGAAGTCCTCAGCATGTGCCAGTGGTGATGCCAGGAGGATGAGTGTCAGGAGTAGGAGTTTCATTTGCTTTTTCCACATAACAACGGATAAATTGTCAGAGTTATTACAGCAATTATAGGTCGTGCTTTTACTGGCGGCATTGGAGCACCTACAATAAAACAACCCACTGTAACAACAGCGTCTTGAAGTTTTCTTGGTAATGTTGGTTTATTCATTTACAGTCACCTTTTAAAATGGGATATCAATCTTGATTCCAAGCTGATGATTATTTAACACAGCAGATCCAGAATCATAGATAGTCACATACTGCCAAACTGCATCATACTTCTCAGGTAGAACATACGACACCATCCCGTGAATCATCATATAACCAATAAAATAAGTATTCACCTCTTTTAAGGAAGGGTGCTTATTCATGAAAAAATTAGTATCTTCATAATATTTATCAGGATTCTTTGCTATTGTCCTTGTCTGCATCCAGTCAACAACAGATATAGATTGCCATACTATCTCTCTTACACCAGTTGCTGTCACTGCACCAGATGCATTGGTGAACTCAGCTGATTGTGCTGATGTAGTGACAAGTAAAAGAAATAATATGACAATCTGTTTCACAATATATCTCCTCTATTCATATCCGCACTGGTGCTATACTTCTCTATTTACGATTTCATCTGCATTTAGTAGATAACCTTTATCCTTAAGTTCTTTTAGCTTTTCGTTTCTAATTACTTCCGTGTCGAATTGATATGGCCCGTTATCATCTCCAGCATATACCCATCTACCGTCATATTTTATTTGTATTCCAAACACCTCTTTCATTTTTTCTGTATCAAAAAAAGAAATTTTTCTAATCCATGGGA